TTTTTGCCGGCAAAAGTTTAGCACAGTTTTCACAATTTGCAATAATTTAGTCGCGGGCCCCCCCGGGGCGCGACAAATTTTTTTTCCCCTCTTTTTACGTTCTTTTCAGTCCGACTCGTATGTGAGTTTGAACCCATACTTCTTGTCGGGAACTTTCTTTGTCAGTTTCATAACCCCGCGCATTTCCTTTGCTTCGGGGTATTTTGTCATCTGCACCGTTTTAAGGTGGTGCGCCTTCTCGCGTTCAATGTCGTTGCATTGACTGTAAATAAACGGCTTATTCTGCGCAAGCATCGTTAAGAGCCTGCCCAGTCTGTACTTCTTATGCGGAACAGTCATTCCATACATAAGGAATACCGCGTCGCTTACCTGTGTACCAAACGCGCCCATAGTGAGCGCAGCTTTGTCGATTCCGAATACTCCCGCAATCATCTTGTCGATGAACACGGCAGTGTTAATCTGCGCCGCAGACCCGACAAAATTGTGCGTCCATAACTGCCGATAGTATTGAGCGTTTGCCCTATCGATCGTCTGTAATGCAATTTCGCTGTCTTTCGTGATAACGTAATCTCGCGGAAGCATTGAACATTCAAGCGGTTCAAGCCGACTTTCGTTCGGGCGCGTAATTTTCTTTCCGTGAGCCAAAGCGGTGGCTTCTTCTGGTCTGTTCGACGTGATGTACACGTTAACGCCTTCACGCACTCCGTATCTGGCGAAAATGGGACTTCCCGCCGTTTGATACGGCGCGTTCTCTTCATAGCAAATTAAAAGGGCTTTCGCGTCTTTGCACTTTTCGTACAAATCGTGAAGCCCTGTCTTTACGTCAAAGATACCGTACTTCGGTTCTTTCCAAGTCATCTTACCGCCCGTGTCATACCACTTTTCAAATCCTGCCGTATACGTGGGCGGATTTGCGATAATCAACGTGTGCGGATCGTCGATACACTCATCAAGATGTTCCCACATATCAAGCGCACGGTAATTCATACCTTTGAGCGCCGAACGCGCCCTATCGAGTTGCTCATTCAATGATTTGATATGCTCGGTTCTACGATGCTGCAAATCGAGTAAGATATTGTAGAAGTAGTCTTTTCCCGCCTGCTTTGCGGTTCTCAATACGAGTTGAGCATAGAGCGCCGTCGCAGGGTCGCATAGTTCTTCGTCCGTAAATCCTTCCGCTTTGATTTCCAGTTCTTCGAGCGTCTTTCCCATAATAGCGTAACCCATTATGCTCGTGAACATAGAAACGTCGCTTGCTTCTATCTGCGAACCCGAATAACCAACCTGCGCTGCAAGGTGCGACATAGCAAATGCGCCGGCGCAAGGCTCTACTACTTTTGAATAACCGCTCTTCTTTGCGTTTTCGAGTAACGGTTTGAGAAACTTTTGCTCCTGCGCTACGAGCGTTCCCAGAAACAATGCGCCGGGGTTTTGAAATCGCGCCATCTATAAGCCCTCCTGTAACTTGTTAGTTTCGCCTGTAATTGATATAATATTAACTACGATAAATAAATAAGGAGACATCGTTTATGCAAGTTTTAACAGGCAATGAGCATCTGAAATTTGACGGTATGCCTATCAATAGGTTACTGTCTGACTTCTGGAAATGGAACTCTTCAGATTTGCTCAATAACACAATGCGCGGCGCATTTGCGGAGTTCATTATCGCAACCGCGCTCGACCTTGACTTAACCACCACTCACGTGGACTGGGAGTCGTATGACCTTCTATGGGAAGATAAGAAAATCGAAGTCAAATGCTCCGCCTATCTTCAATCGTGGTACCCCAAAAATCAACCCGACAAGTATTCAAAAATCATCTTCTCGATCTCGCCGGCGTATGACTGGATTCCAGACGAAGCGCGGTATGATTACGACAATCACAAACGCCATTCAAACGTCTATGTATTCTGCCATTACAAAAGCAAGGAACGCGCCCCAGAAAATCCGCTCAATCTGAATAACTGGGACTTTTACGTTCTTGCTACCTACAAAATTGATGCCATCTTTGGTATGCAACGCAGTATCTCTCTATCTGGTCTGATAAATCGCGGCAAGCCTACCAAATGCGATTATGCAGGCATACGCGACGCTATCGAGAAAGAATATCAAGACTACTTACATCACGAACAACAATAAGAAAAGAAGCGGCTACTTAATCGTAGTCGCTTCTACACTTTATTGTCGGTCTTACAATGAAGACCTATTTGGTCCGCCCAGAGGGACTCGAACACCCCAACCCGCAGATTAAGAGTCTGCTGCTCTACCGTTGAGCTATAGGCGGCTATAATAAGTCGAACAACGTCATTTGCTTTTGCTGTGCTTCTGGCTTTTTGCCCGACTTACACGTTGAACTGTCTTGCAATTCAGGTATCGCCATTCCCGTGCGAGCCTGCCACCATTCAGCAAATACCAAGCGATGACACCACTCGTCGGGGATTCTGACATCTTCGTAACAACACAGAACAATGTCTTTGTTAAATGACAGATACGGTCGCAGAAGGCTTTTCGCCCGTTCAATGCCCACTCTGTCAAGATGTGCAAAGAACTTTGGAGTGAATACCGCCCTATCGTTCTCACTGAACAAATAACCGGGCGGCGCGAACTCTATGATGTTTCCGCTTAACTTGTACTTTAACGGAAATCTGGGCGCGCCCCTTGTTATGCCCACAACCGTGTAATTGCCCGATTGCAATTCGGGGTTTTGGTAACGACTGGTAAATATCTTCATACCGCCATCCGTAACACCGTACTCTGCAATTCCACAATTTCTTTTTTGATAGCAGCGTCGGTGTCCTTTCCCAACTGTCTGTAAAATGACCCGTGAACCATACACTCGTATGCCAACTGCATATCGTTTGCTTCTTGACGGGTAATCCCGATTTTGAAGTCTTTTGCGATACGCAACGCTGCCTTGTGATTTCCCGATAAAAACATTTGCTTTACGATTTCTGTCTTTGTCATTTTAGGTAGCCCCTTGTTTTTCTTATCTTCATTCTAACACAGGTACTACCGAATAGCAAACGGATTTCGTGTATTTTTGCAAAATATTTTTGCAATAAACGATTTTATTTACCGCCTTTTTTCGGGGTGACATAACATTCAACGCTATCATCATACAACTTTGCTTTTCTTTTGTCAATGCCCAAAAACTGCCCTTGCATTTTAGAACAGAATGATGTCCGAAAGGTCGATACCAAAGAACAGTCCCGAAAGGTCCTGTATGGCTACGTTCAAATCTTTGAACACCGTGCGTGTATTGATATGTTCAATGTCTGCTACGTCGTCGGGGCTTCCTACGTTGTCCGTAAGGTACATCGCTTCCAATACTCTCCACCTTCTCCTAACCTCTTCCCTCTCCGAGTTAAGGCACTTGTTCTTGTAGAGTTCAAGCATTGTGTCAATGTGTCCCAGTACCGTTTGCGTGAACACCATTCTGTCTTTGATGCTTTCCACCTTACGGCTTTCAAGGTTATCCATTCCCATACTCTCAAGGAATATCAACTCCTCTTCCGAAAGCAACTGCGTCAATTCGCTGACCGCGTTCCCGGCATAACTTTTCAACCACCTGTACTTTTTCACAAGTAGCCGCGTATTTTTCATACGGAAATCTTTTGCTTTTGCTCTCTGCTCTTCCATCTGGCGGTTGAACATTTCGATTGCTTTCTCCGTCGCATACTTCGAGATGAGATTAAGTACATTCTTCGGGATTGCCGAAAAATCATCCTGCGGCTTTTCTGTTGTTTTCGTTTCTTTGCTCATAAGGCTTCTCCTTTCTGTGGCTGTATTCTTTACCTACCGGAGCAGGGACTTAAAACAGTCCCCACTCCGCAAACTTCTCAAACCCACCCTTCTTCATAATGAAGTCTCTTGCCACTTCTACAATTTCCGAATAGGGCTTGCCGTCGATTGTGTCGTCGCCTATGGCGCAGCACAATTCTACTGTCTTTCCTGTTTCCTGCGCTTTTAAGAACGCATAGATGTTTACCGATACGTCTGCTTTCGACAAATCCTTGCCGTGAAGCCCGCCGCCCGTTACTCCGTCCGCCATATCTGAACCGAGTTTCCTGTTCGTCGCGCCCGTGTCTACATTCGTTCCCCCTTCCCAATCCCCAAGCGGATTGACGATGGCTTTCGGGTAGACCTTCCTGATGTAATCGCTTTCGCAGTTGCTCTGACAGATTATCATTCTGTCGCCGTCGAGAATGTACTTTCCGTCGTAAGGCACCATTTCGTAAATGCCGTGCGCCATATTCGATAATGCTCTTTGCTCTACCGTAAGCGGTACGCCCTTGAAAATGCCGTTGTCGCCGCACCTGATCTTGCCGCTTTGATTTTCTGCGAGATGAACATCTTGCTTTGCCTGTGCAATATCTACATTCAATTCCGCGTCGCCTGTAATTCTTGTAACGGCCGCATAAATCTTTTCAGGGTCAATTACTACGGAACTTTCCGTGATAATATGACACGCGCCGTGTCCGATAAGAACTTCAACTGCAACCTTCGGGGTTTTTTCTTGCGCATAAGCAAGGTCTACAATAGCACCTGCAATTCTGTCTGCCACCTTATCGGGATGGCTGGGGTTTACTTTTTCAATCATTGTTTGTCTCCTTTATTTTGATTTTTTTGTTCTTCGAGTTTTCTGTAAGCGCCCGCCGCCGTGAACATTACCTGCATAAGTTCGTCAAGCCTAACTGCAAGCATAATCTTCTCTTCCGGCACCGAGATAGATACTGTACCCAATTCGTAACTCGCTTTAATGTTTCCTTCGAGTACCTTGTGCTTAAACGTCTTTCCGTCGTCGTTGAAAACGAATCTTGCCACGTTTACCTTTGCACTTGCACCATCAAGCGGTCCTTCCTTCGGGTCGGTGTTTACCACCACTTCGCACTCTTTACGTGCTTCCTGCTTTTCCTGCTGTTCCATAGTCAAATCTCCTATTATATTTTTTCGCCCAGAGAGCAAAATTGACTTTCTTCAAATGTTCTTGCCGCGCCGCCTTCAAAATGACTGTTTTTGTCACACCACTTTTCTTCGACGTGGTAGAACTTGCAGTCCTTGCATCGGACTATTGTTCTCTTGTTCCAATATTCTACCGCTTCCGATCTGAAACTAAATGTCGGACTTGATGCACCGCAGTCCCTGCAGACCGCTTTCATCTTTTTCCTTCCTATAATTTCTGCAACTCCGCCGCAAAACGGACATTTGTTCAATCCTTCCATTACTACCTCCTAAAACGGTAAATCGTCATTATCGTCATAAGCGTTTTGGGCAGGTCTCTCATCAGGTATATCGTCAGGGTAGTAATCATTGTCAGTCTTCGGAGTAAGGAAGTCCACATCCTGAACGATAATATCAACCGTATTATGCTTCACTCCCTTATTGTCTTCATACGTTCTCGTTTCGATATTGCCCGTAATTCCGACCTTATGTCCTTTCTTGCAATACTTCCCTATCGTTTCCCCTAAACCTCGCCACACTACGCAGTTGAAGAAATCCGTCTTGCGTTCCCCATCGGAGCCGTAGTAGTTGCGTTTAACCGCTATAGAGAACCTGCACACAGATACCCCACTTGCCGTTTCGGTTAATTCAGGGTCTCGCGTGAGATTTCCGATAAGTTCTACCTTATTCACTCTGCTTTCTCCTTTGCCTGTCTGAAATAATTCTTCCAATCTTCCGAACAGTCAATCTCGTTCTGCTCGAACAGGTCTTCGATTTCTTCAATGAGCCGATTGACTTTTGCTCTACCGTCGTTATCCAAATAAGAATTACACGTTTCGTAACAATACTTGGGCGGATCTACCCTTACCCCGTCAATCACTTCAAAGAACAGGAAACCGTCGAACAGTCCGCTGCATTGAAGATATTGCGGAAAAAGAGCCTGCGCCAGTGTCCTGATCTCCGTCGTCGAAACTTCCTTGACGTTCTTTTTAGCAATCCTTTCTACTTCTTCCCTGCTGAAATCGTAGTAGGAATAGCCCTTGCTTGTGATATTCTTCTTTCACTCCGTATAATCTACGGACAGGTCTTTGTTTAGTTCTATTCTTGTCGTCATAGCCTTCTCCTTAATCCAAATAATTCTTTCCGATGATTTTCATAAACTCTTCTCGGCTGTGAGTTTCCTCGAACTTTGCCTGACATTCTCGCTTTAACTTCAAATCAACTTCTCGGTTGAAATGCACTCCTTCGTTCGACATATTGTGGTGGAATCCGCACAGGAATACTTTGAACCCGTGCTTCTCGCTTTGCTTCCTGTTTGCCGTCCCGCCGAAAATATGATGCAAATGCAAATTATAGGTGGACCGGCAGAAATAACAGCATCTGGGCGCGTCGCTATTCTGCAAAATACTTTTCACTGATCCACACGCTCCCACAACGCTATCATCTTGCCCGACATAATGCACTTTCTCTTTCCTACCACTTTTACCTTCCCTTCGTCCTTTAACTCTGTCAGGCGCGGCGCAACGAAATTTCTGTCGTAATATTTGATAATTCCTTCGTCAAGCAAAGCCTTTACGATTTCGCTTACCGTCATCTGCTTGTCTCCAAGAACAGCGAGAATAACATCGCTTCTATCTGCCCGCTTGCTTGTCACTGAATCATATCCGGCTCGTCGTGTTTCTTCTACGATACCCATACTTCAACCTCCTGTTTTAATTGATATTTTGATTGCTTTATTACTTACTGATTGCCACTGGTTGCCTTTTGGTAACGCCCAGCGGATAAAGTGTTTATCTACCAAGAAATGCCCAAATAGCCGCTTTACAGCCGTCTAACCGTTAACTTCCGTTAGCGTAACAACGACCTTCGGTTCATCTGCGTACAGTTTCTTAACCGACAGTTCATAGATTTGAGCATCATCCTTGTATGCAATGCCATTCAGCGAGTCCAACACTATCTTTGCGAGATTGTCGCAATCGACTTTCTTTGTGTACTTGATCTCGCCGGCAAGCATTAACGCTCTGTTCTTTTTACTCGTCGATTTCGGAATAGGAAAGAAAGCAACGATTTCTGCCTGAATTGCGCCTTCGAGAAAGGTCTTGTCTTTGCATATCTGATACATCACTCTGACGTAATTCTCATAGGTTGCCGTTTCTTTGGGAGTATAAGCGTGAGCGAATCCGCCCTGCATTGTTACTTTCGGGCGCATCTTACCTTTCGGCTGTCCGGGAATGGTAAACGTAACACTTTTCATCTGTCTGCCGTCTCCCCGTTTCTGTCTGTTACAATTACCGTGTAATCTACCGACTTCCCTGTTTCGGTGCGCTTCTTTTTGCCCTGTCTGACCGTATAACCGTTTTCAAACAGAATTGCCGCAACGGTTTTTCTGTCGTCTTTGCTGAATATTTTCAACTCTGCGATGAACTCTTCGTTTTTCATCAGTCATCTCCTTCTAAAAATGATTTCATTTTGTCGAATCTCTCTTTGGCTTCAATTCGTCTTCTCGATGAACCTTCAAATTTAATCGGATAGCACATTTCAAATACCCTGTCATAGATTCGAGCATACCGAATGTCCGTGTTCTCCTTCATTTCTTTTAACGTCAAGTTTGTCGTGAGTATGATAGGTTTCTGCGAACGGTATCTGCTGTCAATCACGTTGTAGACTTTTTCCAATGCAAAGTCCGTATTTCGCTCGGCGCCCAGATCGTCTAATATGAGTAAATCAGGCTCCGTCAGTCTGTCAATCAGTTCTTCTTCGTCTCCATTCTTGAAAGACGAAAACTGCTGCAGTATTTTAACGAACGATGTCATTACCACTGGACGAAGGCAACTCATAACGTGATTTCCAATGCAAGCAGCCGCAAACGATTTTCCCGTGCCTACGTTCCCGTAAAATAATAGTCCTTGATTATCTTCAAGCATCTGTTGGAACGCTCTGCAATATTTAGCACACGCATTGTAGATTTTTCTGTTATCGTCCGTGATGTCGAAGTTCTTGAACGTCGCCTTATAAAAAACTTCGTCCATAAGCGATACACTGCGCAGTCTTGCAATTCTCGCCATTTTTTCTTCATACCGTTTCTGCTTTTCTATTCGCTCTTTCTCATCACGAATGCACTTGCAATCACGTGAAGTTAAAATCTGATGTCCGTGCCATTCAAAGTATTCTCGCTTCGGCTCTTTACACTTGCCGCAATGTAGGAACCCGTCTTTCATAAAGTCGCCTTCCTTTTCAGGGTTAGCATCTATTGACCGTTTGCAGGCGAGTTCCATCGTTTCAAGCCAGTTTTGCTCGTCAAGTATCGAACCTATCTGTTTCATACCTCCTCCTATTCGTCAAACGGATTTCTTCCGTCATCCGGCGTGTCGTTCTGCGCCGTAAACAGTTTCGGGTATTCCTTTTGCGCTTTATCTACCACCCAGTTGAGAATGGCGCGGTAGTCGCTTTTATAGGTCTTTCCGCTACTCCCTTTGTAGTTATCAAGCAACTCGATGAGCTTCTCCGTCGCTTTCTCTCCGTACTTATCAACAAGACTTTGATACTCGCGCTCCTCCATACTGACAAACTCTGCATATTTCTTTTTGCTGGGGTCGTCGTCAGTTTTCTTTTTACGTTTCGGCGCAGGATTTCCCTGTTCTTCCGTCTGCGGTACGTTTTCCTCTATGTCCGGCTTATCAGGTGTGAGCGTTCCCCGTTTATCGAAAACGGGTTTCGCTCTTCCCGCAAAGTTGTCAGACCATACTATCTTTCTCGTAGTCCACAACTCTTTGTCTATCGCGTCGATATTTGCAAGTAGGTCTAAAATTGCTATTGCCTTATCCTTGTCAACTCTCGCAAGCGATACAAAATACTCCCAATCTTTCAGTACCGAAAAATCTGCATAAAGTTCTTTCTGCGTACCCATAAACTCCAACAGCTTGAACCATAACGCATAACCGTCATTTCCAAAACTGTTCTGCACCGTAAACAGGGTAGGACCAGTCGCAGCGTGAACGTCGTGCGTAAAATAATCGACCCCTATTTTTGGCAATCTTCCCATTATGACGCTCCTCGCGGATTATTCTGCGTCGCCGTTGTCGTCGCCTTTGTTGCCGCCGCTTTTATCCTGCTCGATTTGAGCCATAATTCTGTCGTATTGCGCTTTCTTTAATTCCGTAGTGGATTCTACGTTTTCTGCTTTAAGGAACTCTTTGACTTTGGCATTTCCCGCTTCCTTTCCGCCGTAAACTTCCTGCGCAAATGCGAACATTTCTTTTCTTTCGTCCTGCGTAATAACTCTGTTGTCTTCGGGAAGTTCAACGGTTGTCTCCCCTTCCACAACCACGCCGTCTGCGTCGATAACCTGAATCTTTCCTTCATCATCTGCGCGAACGAGACCAGACGAAATGAGTTCTTCTTCTGCATACAACCCTTCGTAATCGGAAGGGAACGCATCGCGCAAACACTGGGCAATGGCAACTTTGTTTATCATCGTCGCCGGCTTACTCTTCCAGTTCGCCATACCCTTGTTGTATTCAGAAAGCGAAACCTCTCTGAACGCTTCCAACTTGATGTTTTTCTTGATGTAGAAAACGCGGCACCATCCGCCGATAAGTTCTTCCGTAGGATACAGGCAGCATCCTTTCTTCTGAACCACCGTATTCCCGCGAACGACAACGATGCCGTCTTCCTTTCCGAGATAATTCGGGTTCAGGAAAGCCCGCTTATTGTAGGAATCCTTGCCTACAACCATCTGCGCAGGCTCGTCTTTGCTGTACTTGATGAGATAAACTTCTCCGTTTGCCAGCGGATTGAGTTTCTGCATCTTGCAGGTGTTGATAAACATAACCAACTCTTGATCCGTAACCAGTTCGGAACGTCCTCTGACAAGATACTTCTTTACGAAGTCTATATCGAGTTGTACGCTCGTGCCGCAGATTTCGTAACTTACCTGCAAAGCGTTCTGCTCTACCGTACTTAAAGCCTTATTCTGTTCCATTTTGAAAACCTCAGATTATTTCCTGAAAGATAATTTTGCGACAGATTTGTACTGGATGCCGGGTATCTTAATCTGCCCTTTCGATGCCCGAATGAGTTTGAGAATTGCTTTCGTATCTACGGGTCTGATGCACATACCCGCAAAATCGACGGGAACTTTGCCGTCGTCTACCGCCGTGATTTCCCAATCGATACTGGACGACGTGCCGTCCGCCTTAATCTTCGGCGCTTCCACGATTACGTTCCTGCTCGCGCTGTCTACGATGTCCGCTTCCATAAGCGCCGCTTCCGCTTCATCCTGCTTGCCGCTCGCTTCGAGAGCCATTGCTTCCTGCAACTTCTTTTCAGCTTCCGCTTCGGCAAGACGTTTTACGCGCTCTTCCTCTTCGCGTCTTTTGCGTTCCTGCTCCATTACGTAGTCGCCCATAACCTGCTTGACCGTTTTCTCTGCTGCAATGAGCGGCGCGAGCATTTCTTTTTCACGGGTGCAGATGTTCTGGTGCGCTTCGTGAGCCGCCTTCTTCATCGGTGCAAAAAATTCGATAATCTGCGCCGATTTCTGTTTGATGAGCCTTCCGAACGCCGCAGCGTCTTCGTAGTCGCCTTGCGTTGCAATCGTAATCTGCCCCGCTCTCTCTTCGACTGCGGTGACTTCTCTGCTCATCTCCGCTTCCGCAACCGTTTTACCTTCAACAACTTCGGGCAATACGGCCACAACCTGTTCTTCCTGTTCCATTTGAAACCTCCTACTGATTTTTTTTGATAAAGCGGTACACATCAAGTAACTCGGTAAATACCTTCCAACTTTCTGCATCTGTTATCGGGTGCTGTTCCGCGTGATACGTCCCGTCTTTTCTGGATTGAATGATGAGTTTGCGCTCAAACTTTACATCGTGGCTTTCAAACGCCTTTTTGTACGCTTCGAGCTGAACTCTTGTGAGTACCTTCGCAACCGTCGCGGTAGTCTTGAAATCGACCAGCGTCGGCACGTCGTCTATATAGCACGGCAAATCTGCCGTTCCTGCATAGTTAAGCGTTTTGTGATATATTCTGCACTCCGTCTTAATGGGTACAGGCTTAACTTCGTCTATCCACTTTTTGAACCCGTCGAAGTAGCCACGCAACTCCTTACTGATGTCTTCAATTCCAAACAACAGGTAGTTTTCTACCGCTGCGTGGACTATCGTTCCTCTGTTTGCGGCTTTGTTCAACGTATCTGTGTCTATTCCGCCGTAATGCGCTGCCGACAACGGTTTCATTATTTCTGACACGCTTGGTACAACAAATCCGTTTACCGTGTACGTGTGTGTTTTCTCGCAAAACTGCAATTCTTTAAGTTCGGGTAGATTTATCATTCTTTGCTCCTTTTGTCATTATTCCGACGTTCAACTTTTCCGCTGATGCCATAGCCGCATTGAGTTCGCTTTCAGACTTGATCCCGAAAACTTCTTCGAGATATTTCAAAATGCTTTCCTTCGTCATAAGCCTTCTATCGCCGCCTTCGTTTTCGTACACAGCAATTTCAGCCCGCTTACCGACTCGACAAGCCTATCGAGATATTTCAGGATTTCGTCAATCGAATGTACATTCTGCGTAGAAATGCCTTCCGTTGCCGCAATGTTTATCAACTGTCTTTTAACTTCCGATAATTTCCCGTCTTCAAGATTGTTCAGCAATCGCAGAACCACCGTTTCAAGGCTGGGGATTTCAGTCGCAAGCGTCAGGCAATCTCCTATCGGACAATCGTGCTTGCAATACATCGTTTTTAATTGCGGTGCATTATACAGGTCTGCCATCAAATTGACTTTATCGACGGGGACAACTTTCGTATTTCCTAACTCATAATCCGCAAGCGATGAAGGACTTACGCCGAGCAGGTCTGCGGCGCTTTCGCGGCTCCGTAGTCTCTCGTCGTATAAAGCGGCTTCTTTTCTACACTTGAAGTAGATGTTTTCGTTAGGTTTCGTAGAGTCGTTTCCCATTGTGAATTTACCCCGTTTGCGATATAATGTAATTGTTAAAAGCGAAGGCAGTTAAAAATTACAGAACTGTAATTCAGAGTTAAAAAAAATATCGTTGAACTCACTAAACGTAAGGTTTAGCGTCCGCGATACTCTAACCATCTCTGCCGGCGTGAAGTAAACTTCGCCCCTTTCTTTCTTCGCATAGGTGTCAATAGACTTCTCTATCAATGATGCCATATCGGTTTGCGTTTTGCCGTTCTTAACTCTTACCGATTTTAACAAATTCGTATTCATAGCGTACTCCGATGAATTTTTGTTTGTACTCATATTCTAACTTACAGAACTGTAATTGTCAAACGGATTTACGGTGTAAAATTATAATTTTTAAGAAAAAAATCAATATGACTGTAATTTGCTATCTTATTCGGTCAAAAAATATTAAAATGGTAATTATGGAGGTCAAAACAATGGATAACTTCTCAAACAGACTTTTGGCAGCAATCGAATATCGCGGTGTTTCCCAGAAGTGGCTTGCAGACAATGCGAACACTACTGAAGCCACCATATCCCGATATGTTAACAACAAGGCATCCCCTTCAATATTGATTGTCCTTCGAGACGTTGCATCTGCTCTCAAAGTGTCGTCTGATTACCTTATCGGGTTGACAAACTTACCGCAGAGCAAAGACAATATAAGCATCGAAGAAAAAACAATCATAGATGTTTGGAACAGGGTTTCTGCTGATGATAAAAAAGTATTCTTTGCTTTGCTTGACAAGTATCTTACGCAGAAAGAAAAAGACGCATTGCGCGACGGAGACTAACTATGAACAGATTATATACGGGCAACGAACATTTTACTTATGACGATATGCCAGTCAACCGTCTTCTTTCCGATTTTCTTATGTGGGTATCGTCTGACCTAACGAACAGCGTAACGCGCAGCATACTTGCGGAATATATCGTTTCAAGCGCTCTTGATCTTGACGTAACTTTACGCCAGTCGAAAGAACCTTACCGCATACCGTATAATGGCAACGTAGTTGAAGTTAAATCGTCTGCTTACATTCAGTCATTACAAAGCGACATTCTTTCGTCTCCTGTTTTTGGTATTGCTCCAACCTATGTTTTTGACGATAATGAAATCGTGAAGCGCGAACGCAAATCGAAATTATATGTCTTCTGCCTACTCGATTGTCTTAACCGCGAAATGATTGATCCATTGCATCTCGAACAGTGGAAATTCTACGTTCTTCCTACTTCTATACTGAACGAACAATGTGGCGAACAGAAAACTCTGACACTCAATGCCCTGAAAGCACTCAACCCGACAGAAGCAACATACGAAACGCTTAAAAGCGTGATAGACAATTATGCAGAAAGAATCTAAACTTAACAAGAAGGCTGCCCTTTATGTACGCGTATCTACCAATATGCAAATCGACAAGGACAGCCTTCCTTTACAAAAAAACGACCTTGCTAACTATGCAAAGTACGCTCTTGATATTTCGGAATACGAAATCTTTGAAGACGCAGGCTATTCCGCAAAAAATACTGACAGACCGCGCTATCAACAGATGATGTCACGATTGCGAACTGGCGAATTTTCTCATCTCATCGTGTGGAAGATTGACCGCATTTCCCGTAACCTGCTTGACTTCGCCGCAATGTATGAAGAACTAAAACGTCTCGGTGTAGTTTTCGTAAGCAAAAATGAACAGTTCGATACATCAACTGCAATAGGCGAAGCAATGCTGAAAATCATTCTTATATTTGCCGAACTTGAACGTAAGATGACATCGGAGCGAGTTACTGCAGTTATGGTTTCTCGCGCAAATAACGGTCAATGGAACGGCGGACGTGTCCCCTTCGGCTATGCCTATGACAAGGTTACTAAAATCTTTTCCGTAAATGAAACGGAAGCCGCGACTGTTCGTGCAATCTATGACAAATACGAAGAAACCCATTCTCTTCTGCAGACGTGCAAGTTTCTGAATGAAAACGGACTTTCCACACGTAGCGGAATAGCGTGGAATCCAACAACAGCAAGAACTATGCTCTCTAATCCGTTCTATATAGGAAACTATCTCTACAACAAACACGATTTGAGCAAAACAAACTATCGCCTGAAAACCAACCGCCGCCCCGAATCGGAGTGGATTCTGGTTGAAGACCACCACGTTCCTATCGTTGACCGCGAACGCTGGGAGTCCGTAAACGACCAACTAAAAGCAAATCGCCGCAGCAACAAGGACGGCCCGCGTACATACACGAGAGTAAACACTCACATCTTCGCAGGCATTCTTATCTGCGGTAAATGCGGTTCGCAAATGTGCGCAACTATTGACCGTGAACGCGATGGCGGCTATCGCCCTTCTATTTATCTATGCTCGCGCCACCGCCGCTTTAACGATTGCCCTAACAAATACATTTCCGACATCGTGGTAGGACCGTTCATTCTAAACTACGTGGCAAACATCATAAAAGCGCAAAATAATTTCGGCGCAACAACAAGCCTTGAAACTTTTGAGAAAAAACTTCTTCGCGGCGATGTGTTCTCTGGCGTGAAAGGCATAGACAAAGCGGGTCTGCAGGAAATGTATGATATGCTCCGCGCCGGCAAATTCGGCACAGATATATACGAGCCTAAAAACGTAACTATTGACGACACCGCCATAAATGAGCGCGATCTATTGCTTACAGAGAAACGAAAAAAAGAACGTGCGCTTGCACGTCTCAAAACTTTGTATCTTTACAGCGAAAGCGATATGCCCGAAACGGAATACTTCATTGAACGCAAAGCCATTACTGACGAACTCGAACAAATAGACGCTCGGCTTGATGAGATAGAAAAAAACGCTTCCGCTTCATTCTCTATCTCTGACGAGGACTTTATCGCAAAAGCGTCTTACTTTATAATGAGCCAACAACTACTTACAAAGCGGTATGTGAACTTTGATACTATGATACGGAAAATCGACACGAAAATCATCAAGGATTTCGTCAATTCAGTCATTAAAAAAATTGTAATTCTGGATGGCAAAATTCTTTCTATCCGTTTCAAAAACGGCATTGAACACAAATTTCTGTACGAATAATCGTTTTATCGAAACACTACATACTGCGTAAAAAGACCGCAAGATTAGTCTTTATCTACTATATCTTGCGGTTTCTCTTTATCGTCATCGCTCCTGCCTACAATAAGCATCGCGTCGCCGAAGGAGAAAAAACGATACCGCTCATTAACCGCGGTTTTATAAACGTTCAGAATCTCCTCTCTTCCGCACATTGCCGCAACAAGCATTATGAGCGTGCTTTCGGGGAGGTGGAAATTCGTTATCAATGCGTCGACGCACTTGAATTTATACGGAGGATATATAAAAATCTGTGTGTTTCCGCTGCACTCTTTTAAGTTTCCGTTTTCATCGCGAGAAACTCTAACTGCCCCGATAGGACCTTCAAACGGAGCTCCTGAAAGCATTAAAGCACATGAAGCACCGAGCATAGCCAAAGTATCGGGCTGATTTTGCTGGTCGTAGCTGAATAATTGAGCTACGATTTGTATATCGTTTCTGTAACCTTTAGGGAATAAAGGTCTGATAGGTCTGTCAATCAAAC